AAGGAGAAAAATATGTCAAAACAACCAACTGAGAAAAGACTACACACTAGCGGAAAAGTACTAGGCGTAGGCAAAGATGGTTATCAAACAGGTGGTATTAAGTTTAAAGCACCTTTAGGGCAACCAACTAAAAACAAAGTTAAAGGCCAAAGAGCAATGCTCGCTTCTAAAAAATCTGAAGTAAGCTGGTGGTAGTATGTGGTTTGGTGCTATAAAATTAGCTCTTAACGCTGGAACTCACATTTACAAAAAGCGTCAAGAGACAAAGATGGCTATGGCTGATGCACAGCATATGCATGCATCTAAGATGGCCCGAGGTGAGGAAGCTTACCAGGGCAAACTTTTAGAATCCCGAGACAAAGATTATAAGGACGAGGTCGTTTTAGCGATTCTCACATTGCCCATTTTGGTGTTGGCCTGGGGAGTCTGGTCAGATGATCCGGCGGCTATGGACAAGATAAATCTCTTCTTTGAGCATTTTAAGGCACTTCCGAGTTGGTTTACTAATTTATGGATACTTGTATGTGCGTCAATATTTGGTATAAAGGGAACACAAATATTTAGAAACGGAGGAAAAAAATAATGGCTAAGAAAAAAAGTAGATTAAAAAAAATTTTAAAAACACTTGGTAAAGTTGCTTTAGCAGGTGGAGCTGCTTACGGGGCATCTAAACTGTTCGGTGGAAGAAAACCTTCGGGATTTTTAAAATCTGGAGCAGCAGGGGGTGCAAGTCTTGTACCATCAGCATCAGATAGATTGGCAAAAGCTAAAAGATTAATGACTTCAGACAGAGCCTATACTGGTAAGGGATATGATGATCCTATCATGACAGGCGGTGTTGGAGTTCAAGGACCAGGTGCTAGAACTTGGGATTCTTATTTACCATGGAATACCGATAGATATAAAAAAGGTGGTAGAGTTACTGGAGCCGCAAAACGTGGTTTTGGTAGAGCATTAATGAAGGGGAAAAAATAATGAGACAAAATGGTGTAAGATCAAATGTCAGATTCCCGTACTCAAGTGGTAAAACTGCTAAGAAGCAGGGATACAAAGATAGAGAAGACGAATCTCTAGGTGCGAGAACTGGAGCAGAATCTACTAAGACACAATCTATGAAAGATCGTAGAGATGAGTCTTATGGAAAATGGGGCGATAGACCAAACCAAAAAATTAATAAATAAGATGGGTGATATATCTCAAAGAGGACAAGGTAGAGTTCGAAAGAATTTAGGTGGTCCTATGAGTACTGCTCGTAGAGACATGACTCATGGATATTACAAACCCGACATGGGAATGCAGGGTGGTCAAATGTTTCGTGGTGGCGGAGTCGTTAAGAAAAGAGGTAGTATCGGAGTTGCTTTAAAAGACGGTGGCTCAGCAAATTGGATTCAAAAAGCAGTAAACCCTAAACATAAAGGATATTGTACTCCAATGAGTAAAAAAACTTGTACACCTAAAAGAAAGGCTTTAGCTAGAACGTTTAAAAAAATGGGTAAAGCGAGAAAGGCCTAATTGCCGTTTAAATCAGAAAAACAAAGAAGATATCTCTGGAAGAAAGAACCGGCGATAGCTAGAAAGTGGACAAAGAAATATGGAAGTAAACCAGCAAAGAAGACAAAAAGGAGAAAAAAATAATGGATGATTTAACCTTTATAAGTAAGGTACAGAGAATTATCAAAATGCGTCATGACGATGTTGTTGCGGCCATGGTATCAGGTGGTGTTGACAATATGGAAAAATATCAGTATATGTTAGGACAGATACGAACGTATCAATATATGAGTCAGGAAATATCCAGCCTGCTAGATAAAAAGGAGCAAAAAGAAGATGGCGGAAACATTGTCAGTATCAAAGGGGACACCAAAAATCCACTTACCAAATAAGGATTTAGTTGGAATCAAACCTTCAAAAAAAGAAAAAGATTTAACAGACGAATCAGCAAAACTTCCACACCCAACCGGGTGGAGAATTTTAGTTTTACCTTTTAAACAAAAAGAAAAAACTAAAGGTGGAGTTATATTAGCAGACAGCACAATAGAAAAATCTCAAGTAGCATCAACTTGTGGTTTAGTTCTTGAAACAGGACCAAATTGTTACGATAAGGAAAAATTTCCAGAAGGTCCCTGGTGCAAGAAAGGTGATTGGATTATCTTTGCAAGATATGCAGGATCACGAATTAAAATAGATGGGGGCGAGATAAGACTTCTCAATGATGATGAGGTTTTAGCGACCGTGGATAGCCCTGAAGATATATTCCACGAATTTTAACATAGGAGGAAACTATGCCAGAAGATAAAAAAGAAATACAAAAAGAACAGATGGTCGAGTTAGATACTTCAGGACCTGAAGTAGATATAGCTTTACCAGAAGAGAAAGAACAGTCAGTAGAACAGGAGGTTACAAGTGCAGAAACTGATAATAAAGACAGTGATAAGCCCGATGATTCATCTGAGAAATCTGATGAGCAGTTGGATGCTACACCGAGCGAACCAGAAACTAAGGAAGAAACTCCAGAAGAAGGGGATAGTAAGCCAGCAGACGACAGTAGCCCAGTTGAAGAATATTCTTCGGGGGTTAAGAAAAGAATAGCTAAACTTACTAAACGTATGCGTGAAGCTGAAAGACAACGGGAAGAAGCCGTGTCTTATGCTAGACGTGTTCAAGGAGAAAGAGACCAATTAACTAGAGTTGCTACAGATTTAGACAAAGGGTATGCTGACGAGATGGAGGGAAGAATTTCTTCTTCATTAGCAGCAGCACAAGCTAAATTAGCGTCAGCTAGAGAACAAAGTGATGGTAAAGCAGAAGTAGAAGCTTTAACGTCCATTTCGCAATTAGGTTATGAACAAGGCAAATTAGCAGAAATAAAAACTCAACATAAAATGGAAGAGACAGCTGCTAAAAAAGAAACTAGTAAGCTAGATCGCCCTGTCAGAGCCCGACAAACACCTCCACCAGATCCCAAGGCGGAATCCTGGGCGGAGAAAAACGAGTGGTTTGGCAAAGATAATGCCATGACATATACTGCTTTTGATCTACATAGAAAACTTACCGAAGAGGAAGGGATTGACCCTAAATCGGACGAATATTATGAGGAAGTTGATAAAAGAATAAGACTTGAATTTCCCCACAAATTTGGTAAGAATACTGTAGCAGAAAAAACGACTAGCAAACCTACACAAAACGTTGCCTCTGCAACGCGTAGTTCAAGAACGGCCGGTCGCAAAACGGTAAGACTCACATCTTCCCAAGTAGCAATTGCTAAAAAATTAGGTGTGCCGCTAGAAGAATATGCGAAACAACTTATAAACACGCAGGAGGCGTAGGCATATGAAAAAAGAAAACAACACTTCCCGTGCGAGCCAAACAAAAAAAGACACGCGTAAGAAAGTTTGGACTCCACCATCGTATTTAGATACACCCAACGCGCCAAATGGATTCAGACACAGATGGGTCAGGATTGAAATTTTGGGATTCGTTGACACGAAAAACGTACAAGGTCGCTTAAGATCCGGGTACGAATTAGTGAGAGCAGACGAGTTTCCAGGAGATGATTATCCAGTAATCCAGGATGGCAAATACACAGGGGTGATCGGACACGGCGGCCTAGTGCTGACTAGAGTACCGGAAGAGATCGCGCAGTCAAGACAAGATTATTATGCTAAACAAGCAGCTGATCAAATGACTGCAATGGATAACGATTTAATGAAGGAACAGCATAAGAGTATGCCGATCGAAATTGATCGGTCGTCTCGTACAACCTTCGGTGGTACAAAGAAGTAGTTAATTTTTTAACAATTTCTCGGGATAACAACCAATTCCCTACCAGCGATTAAATTAACCGCAAACTATGAAAGTAGTTTGCACAAGGAGACAACTATGGCTAATCAAAGTACAACTGGTTTCGGATTGAGACCATTGAGAAAAGTGGGCCAGAATGATAATAACGCCGGTTTAGGCGAATTCCAAGTTGCCGCAAGTGCTACAGCGATATACCATAACGATCCGGTATTATTAGCTGCAGCAGGTTATGTAACAATAGGTGTTGCTGGCCCTGTGGTAAATTATGTGGGTTCTTTTAACGGAGCGTTTTATACTGACCCTAGTACTAGTAAGCCTACGTGGAAAAACTATTTGCCGAGTACGGCGGCCATTGCTGATGTTTTAATCAACAGTGACCCACAGCAAATGTTTGAGGTACGAACTGCATCGGCTACGCCGAGCAGAGCGTCTATTGGTGGAACTGCAGATGTCGTTATAACAGCGGGCGTAACCCCTAATTGGGTTTCAGGCTCGACTATGAGCGGCACAGTAGCAACATCAATCAGTAATCCACTTAAGGTAATAGGAATCTCCAGGGATACATTAAACCAAGACACGACTGTAGCTGGTTGTGTGTACAGAGTTATGCTCAATGCACACATTCTCGGTAACAACGTGGCTGGGATATAAGGAGTTAAATTATGGCTATATCACGTAATCAACTAGTTAAAGAACTAGAGCCAGGTTTGAATGCCTTATTCGGCCTGGAGTACAAACAGTACGAAAATCAAGCAAGTGAGATTTACGTTACTGAATCATCTGATAGAGCTTTTGAAGAAGAAGTTATGTTATCAGGTTTCGCACAAGCAATGGTTAAACCAGAAGGAACTGGGGTAGCTTTTGACCAAGCGCAAGAAACTTTCACAGCAAGATACACTAACGAGACAATTGCTCTCGCTTTTGCTATCACTGAGGAAGCTATTGAAGACAACCTATATGACAGACTTGCTTCAAGATACACAAAAGCTTTAGCAAGATCGATGTCACAAACAAAACAAGTTAAAGGCGCTGCGCCTCTGAATAATGGATTACCTTCATTGAGTTCATTTACTTCAGGAGACGGCCAACAATTGTTTAGTACTGCGCATCCAACGATTGCAGGTACTTTTCAAAACACTTTAACTACACAAGCTGACTTAAACGAAACTTCATTAGAACAAGCATTGATAGATATCGCTGCTATGACTGATGAAAGAGGTTTAAAAATTGCAGCTAAGGGTGTAAAAATGATTGTGCCACCGGCGAACCAATTTACTGCTGAGAGATTGATGAAATCTCAAGGTAGAGTTGGTACTGCTGATAATGATATCAATGCAGTTAAATCATTAGGAATGATTGCTCAAGGTTATAGAGTAAACAATTTCTTAACTGA